GCTATGTTCTTAGCGTGTCTTGCTTTAAAGCTCTTGCGCCTGGCTTGGTTAGCCATTGATTCGCCTTCTTTGGCTGGGCTACCGCTTACGCCCTGCTGGCCGAATCGAATCGTTTTTACTTTATCTCCCTCTTTAGCCACTACAACATGGCTTTTAGTGGGATGGTTTGGTGTTTTTTTGGGTTTGTTAAATCCTTCTACACCTATTCTTTCAAATAGTTTTGCAGCTTCCTTGATTTTCATATTGCCTCACTATATACTATAGCTATATAAAATATATAGGAATAGCATTTATGGAAAACATTAACTGCTTACATTGTACTAAATCTTTTAAGCCACGCAGAAAATCTACAAAATATTGTTGCAGAGTTTGCCAATCAACTCATCTAGCAAGCCTATATGCTAAAGCAAAAGGCCTAAAAAGACGAAAAGGCAAGACACATACTTGCCAGCAATGCTCAAAAGAATTTTATGCCCCTGAGTATCGCAATGAAACGGCTAAATTTTGCTCTAGGCGTTGCATTACTTTGGCTCATCCAGAGATTACTGAAAAAGCTAGAACTAACAGCCCGATTATGAAAAGAGCTGGAAAATCAGCGCCAAAACGATATATAACAATTACTGTAAATGGCAAATCAATTCGAGAACATCGCCATGTAATGCAAGTGCATTTAGGAAGAACTCTTGAATCTTTTGAACAAGTTCACCATATAAATGGAGATGGAACAGACAATAGAATTGAAAATTTAATGCTTTTAACTAACTCAGAACATCAAAAACTAGAATTAAGCCTTATTTCTTAAATCGTGCATTTTTTGCAGCAGAACTTAAAGCTATTGCTAACGCTTGGTCTTTATTCTTAACTACCTTGCCGCCCTTGCCAGAATGTAGAGTACCTTCTTTGTACTCACCCATTACTTTGCCGATCTTCTTTTGTTTAGCGGTCATCTTCATTTTTTGGCTTTCATTGGTTTAGCTGTTTTAGCTGCGGCCTTGAAGTCTTTGGCGCTAGGTGCTGCCTTGCTGCCTACTTTGTTCATCTTTTCGCCTGAACCTTCAGCGATGCGCTTGCGTTTAGCGTGGATATTAGAGTAGAGTCCTGGCTTCAATCTTCGTACTCCTCATCTTCCATTTCCATCTCATCTTCGCCTATAGCTTCCCAGGCCATGCAACCGTTGTTTTGGTCGCATACAAAGTCAAAAATGTCGCAATGGCCTTTACCTTTAGGTACGCCACAGTCTGTAAGCTCGGTATTGAAGTATTCGCAAGCCTTGCACTTGCCTTCCCCGTCTTTTTTAGAGCCGTAATCAGCCGTTAAGACAGCCTTACGCATATTGCCCTTGTTGATGTCAGCATCCATTGTAGATAATGGGCAGGAACTCATATCCTCTGCCAGCAAGCCGCCTTCTTCCTTTTTGCCCATCTTTGGCTTATCGCCTAGCAGACCAATCATAATCGTTGTTTTTTCAGGCTTCATAGGTATCTCACAAATTTTGGGCAAAGGTTTCCTAGCACAATTTTACCCTATTTTTTGTTGTCAAGTAAATTATTTGCTTTTGAACCATATTTCATATAGCTCTGGCATATGTACCTTAATCCATGCCTGCGCTTCTAGATCGTTTTTATTGTGATCCATGCCGATAGTTTGGCTGCCTACATGGTGAATATATGAACGGCTGATATAGTTCACAAATCCATTCGCCCTCATCTCTAGGCATTGTATATCGTCTGAGTACCAGTTAATCGGCTTGTAATCTACCCATGCCCGTCGGCTAACCCAACCAAACAAAGGGGAAAGAACATCGTACTTGATAACCGTATCTTCCTCTGCGTAGCGCACCCCATTGCGCTGCTTACCTTCTCGGATGTTTTGTAGACCACGAACATAATCAGCTCTGCTGCATACCCAGCCTAGTTTGTTGTTTTTTAACAACAGTACATCTTCCATTAGTTTAGAGTAACTACTAGGGGTTAATACTATGTCATCGTTTGCGACAATAATCTCAGGGAACATATCAAAAGCATATTGCACCGCATCATTGTATGAATCGCCATAATTAGTGCCGTTGTTAGGCAGATTGATGGTTTGGTGTCTAGGAAGCTCTAGATCGCTCCCAGAGATGATAACGGTTACATCTAGTGGCACATACTGGTCAATAGACGCAAACAGCACAGGAAGGCATTTAGCTGTCTTTGTTGCTATTACTATGGCAGGCTTTACAGACGAATCGTTGATATATACCGTTGCCATATATCTCCATTACTCCATTCTCAGTCGATTTGCTGATCTTGCACCTTGAGCAAGTTCTTATAGTGATTTGACCTGGCTTTTTTATCCAGCTCGTGCTGGAGTCGTTTTTTTGCATTTTGTAAATCTGTTTCTAATTTGTGTGCTGTTGTTCTAGCGGCATTAGCAAGCTGGTTAATGGATGCGTATGGATGGCTTACATATCTTAGTTTAAGTGCTTGCCGTAGGTTTAGTGGTAAACCTTTAATCGCTTGCTCTATTAAATCACCGTCTACGCTATCAGGCTCGTAATGCGGCTCTGGCTCTGCATACAAATTGCCAAGTTCAGGAATGTAATTTTTCTCAAACGAGCGACAGGTTGTTTCTACTTGTGGGCCAATTACCCCATAAGATACATACCAAGCCCAATTCTGTAATCTTCGTTCCATATATCAGTAGTAAAATCCTTATATGTAGAATATTATACAACTAGATTTATTGTATTATATTCAATATCTTAAAGCAAAGGCATATATGGGCTATCACCTAACAGATGATGAGTGGATTGCTTCTTGGAAAAAAATCGGAAGCCCTACTAAGTTTGCAAAAAAACATGATATTGCCATTCGCAATGTCATGTCCCGTAGACGGTCACTAGAGAATAGATATGGAATTATTTTAGATACCTTTGCAAGCGAGAACCCAGCGTACTTCAAAAAGACTGAGCAAACACCTGGGCATACTCGCAGAGGTATGGATATAGAAAAAGGCAGGGTAATTGTATTTAGCGATGCTCACTTTTGGCCTGACGAAACAACCACCGCATTTAAAGCCCTATTAGAGTCAATTAAAGAATTTAAGCCTACAGCTATTGTCTGTAATGGTGATGCGCTAGATGGTGCTAATATCAGCCGCTTTCCTAGAGCAGATTGGTCTAAGCTGCCTACCGTTAAAGAGGAGCTAGAGGCTTGCCAACATTACTTAGGGCAGATAGAAAAGGTATCAAAAGGAGCTAAGTTGTTTTGGCCGCTTGGCAATCACGATCAACGCCTAGAGATGTCAATAGTTGCTAACTTGCCTGCCTTTGAAGGTGTACGAGGTACTACACTAAAAGAGTATTTCCCATTGTGGCAGCCTTGCTGGTCGTTTTGGGTGAATGAAGATACTTGCATTAAGCATCGCTGGAAGGGCGGCTGGACTGGCGGCAGAAACAACGCAATGAACGCAGGCGTTAATATGATTACAGGGCATACCCATGTGCTTTCAGCTATTCCAGTAGCAGACTATAACGGTACACGCTGGGGCGTTCAAACAGGCACATTAGCTGATCCGCACTCCCAACAGTTTGCATACACAGAAGATACGCCTAAAGACTGGGGGCAAGGGTTTGTCATCCTTAGCTTTGAGCGCAGCAAACTATTGCAGCCTGAGATTGTGCGAGTTGTTGGCGAGGATGAGGTTGATTTTCGTGGCGCAATCCACCGTGTTTAGCGCATGATGGCATGAAACTTACTCCAGCCGTACTAAGCAATCTATACGCTTCTTTAGCGTGTTGCCATCCGTACAGCCGTTGGAAGATGCCTTTACCAGAGGAAGTTGATTTCGTAGTTACTGCTGACCCTGAGATTATGGGTACATACCTATACGATACTGGCGAGGACTTTGAGCATACTGTTACGGTATCGTCTGCCAGGTGCGGCCACTATTACACCGTACTTACTACGCTATGCCATGAGATGATCCATATGAGCTTTCATCGACAGAAGGGCGATAGATGGCTACATCACGGCAAAGCCTTTAGGGATCGCTGTAAGCTAGTTGCTACGGAGCTAGGGCTTGATCCGCTAGAGCTTTAAATCTTCCTCTGCCATATGACAGAAGATTCCACATTCAATGCTTTGCTCTGTAGGGTAGTCACCAGCGTCTAATGGCAGTTCTGTAAGCCAAATGCGCTCACCCTTGTGTTTAAGAATTTTAGCCCCTACTGTGCGTTCTATTCCTGCCATACGGTCAAACTGCTCAGGAAAGTCATGGCGTATCTTATTCCAATAGCCTAAGCCTCCCTTAACGCATCCTATACAGTTGTTGTTTTGGTAGCCGAGCTTATACATTGCTGGTAACTCAATACCAGCCCGATCAATCATAGCCAGGCAGTCAGACTTGCCAAGCCCTTTATCTATAAGAATTGACCATAGGTTTACATCGTTGTTGGCGTCAATAAAACGATCTACTCGGTCTTGTTCCTCTACCGTGTAACCAAATACCTGTATATCCGTTGGTCTTTCAAATTCTTTCCGCATATCTTTTTTAAGATGTACGGTGCATGGCGCACCGCCAATGCCAACAATATACTTACGCTTTTCAAATACTTCGTAAATGCTGCCGTTGTATTTATCGTTTTGAATGACCTTTATTGGCTGACCGAACCATTTTTCGCAGTCATTCATAAACCGCAGGTTATCGGGATGTTCCTCTTTTACATGGCAATAAACCACCTCTACTGGTGTTTTGCTTTCTGCAATGGCTAATTTTGTAGCTACAGCGCTGGCAGCGCCACAACTAAACCAACTTATTATTCTGCTCACGCATCCTTCTTTCCCAGTCTTTCGCTGACCGACTCCAAGAGCTGCGTGAAGGTAACGCCCCATTTAGTTTCAAAACCTTTTGCACCCAGTCCGTGAACACCATCGTTTCCCCTGTGGTGGCTTGGGCATAACGGCAGCACAGGGGATGTAGACCGTTTAGCTCCGTAACGGCGCACATGATGGAGTTCTGCCGGAGAGCCTTCAATCCCAAGGACTTCGGAGCAAAGAATACATCCGAGTCTTGCAGTCGCAGCCAATGTGTTCTTTTCATCTTTTGTCATTTCACTCCAAGCCAAATTGATAAGAAAACGCAAATAATAATAAAAATTCCAATATAGAATGGTAGATCGTTCATTGTGTAGCCCTATCAATAGTGCGATTCGTTGCCTCTTGGCTGCGCCATATCTCAATCCGAGCCTGTGCTGCTATTAGCTGCCACTTTAGTTTTTCCTCTGTTTCTACTGCTTCTTTTAGCCCTTTTAGCAGCTCTATGTAATCGTCTGTGGCATAGGCTTCCATCTCTTTGGCGGCAATGCTAGATGCCGTAGATTCCAGCATCAGCCGACTTTTAGCAGATCGGAGGTAATTCTCTATATAAGTTCTATTTGCTTTTGCTTCGGCAAAGACTCCTGATTGCTTGATGATGAACTCGACTGCTTTGTTCGGGCTAGTGTCCATTATTCGTGCCTCGCAAATTCTTTGCAATATTTGTTTCTAACTGCCAAAGCTGTTAGTTTTGCATCTTCTAAATCACTAAAATATCCAAAATGTTTATTTTTGTTGTCTAACTGCATCTGCACCTTATACTTTTTCTTTAGCTTGCAATAAGTAATGTTTTTTAAATTTGTTAATGTGTTTGGTTTTTTTGTTCTGTTGTAAGCGTTTTGCGTATATGTTGCACATCTTAAATTATCAATGTTGTTGTTTGTTTTAATTCCGTCTATGTGGTCTACGCAAAAAGGCAAAGTTTTGTAGTGTAACAAGTAAATAATTCTATGAACCATATAGTTTTTGTAGTTAATCATTACGCTCAAATAATCTCCGCATCCACGAGATTCTATCTTTTGGTTGGTTTTTTTCTTGTATAAAAAGCCGTCTTTGTAATAAAACAAATCCATAGCTTGTTTGAAAGTTATTTCGTTTCTTTTGCTTTCAACCATTGCTTTTGCATTTCCTCTGTTAGTTTGTAGTACCCAGCCTCACCACGCTTTTCTAATACTAAGGCTAGTTGTTTTCGTCTTTTAGCTAAAGGCCAGGTAAGTAAATCCCTAGCCTCACAGATGTTTCTCCACTCCTCGCTGCTCGTATTGATTGATTCGCTCACCTATCCACCTCATTACTGGTACTGCCATTGAGTTGCCTAATGCCTTGTATCTGTTGCCATCTGCTGCTTTAGGTATGTTTGTGTAGTTATCAGGAAAGCCCTGCAATCGCTCACATTCAACTGGAGTAATCCTGCGAACCGCCATGTTCTGCATTACTTTTGGGCCACTATGTGTTGGGCCAGCCATATCGGCAGTCATGGTTGCAGATACATCGCCTTGTATTGTCCCATTGTATGTGTCGCAAAATACTGCTGTAGTATTACTTTTATCTAATATTAATGGCGTATCACCCCTTACGGTTGAGCAATTTCCTGTAGTTAATTGAATGTTTTTTGTTAATTGTGGGTTATGGTGTTGTTTCATATCATAAGCCACGCCATGCACATCAGCTTTTGTCAATGTGTACATAGTTTCACTTTCAGATACTCCAATGCCTTGTGGGCCACCTTTATCACGACCTATTAAATTGCCTTGCATTGCGTATGCAATATATGTCTGGTGTTCTGTAACTGCGTTGCCAGGCCTGCTTACACCAGCAGTAGATGATAAAAGCGTTGGAAAAGTATCAGCACAATAAGGAATTACAAAATTTCCTGTTTCTGAACACAGGTTTGTTGCAGAGCGTGTTGTAATGCATCTGGCAACTTCTTCCCCCTTGATTCTGCTCTTCTTAATATTCCCTCGCAGGCTTTCGGACTCAAATAATACTTCTGCGGCAGGTTTCCAATCTCCAAGATGTCCGACAACAAACACCCTTCTGCGTCTTTGTGCGACTCCGAAGTTTTGAGCGTCAAGCACCCTGTAGGCCCACCCATACCTGAGTTCGCCCAACGCACCGAGGAAGCTGCCAAAATCTCGCCCCCCCCCAGAACTGAGGACACCTGGCACATTTTCCCATACGCACCACTTGGGTCTAAACTTGTCAAGAATTCCAACATAGGTAAGAGCAAGGTTGCCTCTTGGATCTTCAAGTCCTTTGCGTAAGCCTGCAACGCTGAATGATTGGCAGGGAGTTCCTCCGACCAAAAGTCCGATTGAGTCATTTAAATTCCATTCTTTGTATTTAGTCATGTCACCAAAGTTGGTGACGGTTGGATAGTGATGTGCAAGCACTTGGCTAGGAAACTTCTCAATCTCGCTAAAGCCTACAGGTTTCCAGACCATGTGATGCCATGCTACGGTTGCCGCTTCTATGCCTGAGCATACTGATAGGTAGTTCAAGCCTGCTCCTCTAATTGTTTAATCTTATTGCTGATCCTGGCTCTCCATTGCTGCCATCCTTCTCCAGCGTATGCCTGCACTCCTATCTCTTGTGCTTTTTTTATCGTTAATTCTTCCGAGCTGTACCAAGGCAACTCTGGTCGCTTGTTTGCTTTTGGCGGCTCGATGACGATCTCATCCTCAAACCGATACTGGTTTAACCAAGTTGCTAAATGCGGTATGTACGCAAGTTGCGTATCCTGCGACTTCCAGTAATTGATATGATTTGGCATAGCATCTAAAGCCTGCGCCTGCTCTGATTGCGTAAGGCGATCAAAACTCTTTTGCGCTACACGCTTTGCTACCTTCCTAGGATACATCCCCCACAACTCATCAAAACTCATAAAAGTCCCCACTTAGTAAGTTCACCAGTTATAAATAATACTATGCCTGCAAAGTAAAAAGCAACAGCTACGATCTCTACTGTAAACAGGGCCATATCGTCTTG